CAAAAGCTAGAGCCGAAGATATAGTAGACCAACCAATGGCAACTAAAGAAGATGATGCTCCGTTCTAATGGATCTGCATCAAAAGTTCATGGCAGTGTTTGAGGGATCAAGCACTGCACATGGACAAACCACTATTGGTAACGTTAGAAAAAATGGTAAGACCGATGCTAAGAGTTTCATCGTCAAGGAACCTTTGACTATTGATTTAATTAAAGAGCACCTGGACGGGACAACGGGTATTGGATCAATACCTATAACACACGAAAACAAGTGCAAGTTTGGTGTTTTGGATATAGACACATATCCGATAGATCATGCAGACATAGCGAAGAGATGTAAGACTATGAAACTGCCTTTTGTTGTATGCAGAAGTAAATCGGGTGGTGCACATTTATTTTTATTTTTAAAAGAATATTATCCTGCAGTAGACATAAGAGATTACTTAGGAGAGATGGCCGCAGCATTAGGTCATTCTAATTGTGAGATATTTCCAAAGCAAGATCAGATTCTTGTAGATCGAGGAGATGTAGGAAACTTTATTAATCTTCCATACTTTGATGCAGAAAATAGCTTAAGATATGCAGTTGATGAAAAGGGTAAGGAGATGACCCTTGAGACATTTTTAGAGGTTGTAGACAGAAAAAAAGTAACGTTAGAAGATTTAGCTAAATTAAATTTAGGTAATAACAAAAAAGAATTTGATGATGCACCTTGGTGCTTACGTATATTTTTTAACCTTGGTATTCCAGAAGGTCAAAGAAACAAGGTAATGTTTCATGCGGGTAAGTATGCAATCAAGAAGTTCCCAGAAAGTTGGAAACAAATGCTTGAGACATGGAATCAGAAGTATTGCTCACCACCGCTGCCTGCATCTGAAATAGTAACAATTCAACAACAACATGAGAAAAAAGATTATGAGTATCTGTGTAGGGACGAACCTATGCAGAGTCATTGTGATAAGAAGGCATGTAAACAAGCAAAGTATGGAATCGGTGGCCATGATACGTTGCCCGAGATTGGTGGACTTACGATATTAAAATCAGAGCCAAGATTATTCTTTCTTGACGTGGATGGTAAGAGACTTGAGCTATCCACAGAACAATTACAAATGCCTATACAGTTTCAACGTGCATGCATAGAACAAATAGATTTTATGCCTCCGTTGTTTAAACCAGGGGATTGGCAAGTTTTGGTAAATAACTTATTATCCACTGCAACATCAATAGAAGCTTCTGAAGAGTTAACCTTAACGGGTCAATTCAAAGAACTCGTAGAAACCTACTGCACTAGCCGTATTCGGGCAAAGTCTCCCGAGGAAATGACCATGGGTAAACCATGGACAGAAGATGACTTGACATATTTTACCATGAAAGGACTGCAGGAGTTTTTGAAACAAAGGGGATTTACTACCTTTAATAGACCACAGATCCAACAGAGATTGAAAGATCTAAATGATGATTCTAAATGCAATGGCAAAATAAATATCAAAATGGATGATGGTAAGTGGAATACTTTAAGGGTTTGGTGGGTTCCTAAATTTGAAACTACTGAAGTGGATTTACATGTAAAAAAGGAGACAGATGATGACGAAATCCCATTCTAATGAAAAACAAATGGATAGGAGTACTACATTCCTAACGGGACCAGAGGTGTGTTCTTGGCTTAAGATATCTAAGTCAACATTATATCTTTGGGTACAAAAGGGTATGTTCCCTAAACCCGTGATGCTTGGTCTACCCGAAAAGAACGGAACATCTAGATGGATAGAAAGTGAAGTTCAAGAGTGGCTAGAGAAAAGACCAAGAGAAAAGTCTAATGGATGAAGAACTGATATTCGGACCACCAGGGTGTGGTAAGACATATACTTTGATTGATATAGTTAAGGAAGAGTTAGGCAGAGGCACACCGCCAGATAAGATTGCGTTTGTGTCCTTTTCTAAAAAATCTATAGAAGAGGCCAAAGATCGTATATCTGAACAAACTAAACTATCACTCAAAGATGTTCCGTGGTTCAAGACTCTACATTCAACTGGCTATCATTGGCTAGGTCTTAATGACTCTAACATGTTGACTCGTGCAGACTTTACAAAGTTGGGCGAGGAACTTGGAGTTATATTTGATGGTAATACTGCAAGATCTAATAGTGATGGTGTGCTTCTGCAATCTTTTAATAAAGGTAATCAGTATCTAGAACTTATTGGTAGAGCAGCCATGAGAGAAGTGTCCTTAGATGAAGAATATAATGACAATGGCGATTATCAACTTAGTTATTCTTTTTTGAAAAAAGTAAACAAGGTATACAAAGAATACAAAAAAGAATATGACAAGCGAGACTTCACAGACATGATACAAGATTTTGTGTATCAAGGAACTGCACCATCGATTGATGTGTTGATAGTCGATGAGGCGCAAGATCTAACAAAGCTTCAATGGTCAATGATCGATGTTCTTAAACAATCAGCTAAACGTGTGTGGTATGCAGGAGATGATGACCAGGCCATACATGCATGGAATGGTGTTGATGTAAAAAATTTTATGAACTCATGTTCTAACATAAGGATCTTGGATCAGAGCTATAGAGTTCCAATGTCTGTGCATAGCATCGCAGATAAAATTGTAAAAAGAATCGATGTAAGACAGAAAAAAGAATGGAATCCAACAACACGTGAGGGATTGGTAGACTACCATATGAATTGGTATGATGTAGATATAGACAAAGGGTCATGGACTATTATGGCCAGGACTAACAAGATTGTTAGTAAAATAGAAACAAATTTACGTGACAATGGATATTTGTACGAGCGATTTGGTCAAGTATCATTTAATAATGAATACACACAGTTCATAAAAATGTGGGAAGATTTATGTAAGGATAAACCTATAGCCTTGGATATGATCAAGCAATTCTATGGGTTTGTACCAAAGCAAGGCAAGAATCAAGTGGTCAAGAGAGGATCGGCCAAGACATTAGATTATTTAGATCCACAAAGCAGTTTAACATATAACGAACTTGTGGCTAATCATGGATTGGTTGCGCCTAAGTCTATGAGATCTGAAGATGTTGTAAACATGTCAGAGGATGATCAGACATATAGGGCAGCCATATTACGAAGGGGAGAGGATCTAGATAAGCCTCGTATTAAACTATCGACAATACATCAGATGAAAGGCGGAGAGGATGATAATGTAATATTATTATCTGAGTCATGCTATCCTGCAGTTAATGCACCTAATCAAGATGATGAACATCGTGTGTTTTATACGGGGGTTACTAGAGCAAAGCATAACTTACACATAGTAGATTCATTTGGAAAGTATAGGTACACGATATGAAAAGAGAGAACGTATTAGCTAAGGCGGGGCAACTCATTACGGGAGATAGAGCAAGAGACTACGGGGATGCCTATGAAAATCATGAGAGAGTTGCTACTATGTGGTCGGCAATATTAGGTATTAAAGTTTCTGTAAGAATGGTGTATCTTTGTTTATTGGCATTGAAGATTTCACGTTTAGTGAAAACACCTAGTCATACAGATTCGTGGGTCGATATCTGTGGATATGGCGCACTTGGAGCAGAAGAAAAGGACGATAAGTGAAAGATAAAAACACAATAAGTTTCTTAGAACGTATGGAAATGAATACGTTAGAAAAAGAATGGACAGTTCCTCAATCCTTTCCAGATCTTACTAACTCTAAATATATAGCGATCGACTTAGAAACATGTGATCCAAACTTAATGGAACTTGGCCCAGGATGGACACGTAACGATGGGTTTATCGTGGGAATAGCTGTCGCAGCGGGGGATTTCGTGGGATATTATCCCTTTCGGCACCAAGGTGGTGGGAATATACCAGAAAAGAAAGTTTTTACTTGGCTAAAAAAACAAATGGATACACCACACATACCCAAGATTATGCACAATGCTATGTATGATGCAGGATGGCTCAAGTGGGCAAATGTAGATGTAAAGGGTAAGATTATTGATACAATGATTGCAGCACCACTAATTAATGAAAACAGATTTAGTTTTGCCTTGAATGCCTTGGGTCGTGACTATCTTGGCGAACGTAAAGATGAAAAAGTACTGAAGTCAGCAGCTAAGGACTTTGGATTAGATCCAAAAAAAGAATTATGGAAACTGCCATCACAATTTGTAGGGACCTATGCAGAACAAGATGCAGCTTTGACTCTTAGATTATGGAATCACTTTGAACCACTGATAAATAAAGAAGAGCTATCAAGTATATTTGAATTAGAAACAAGTCTCATACCTTGTGTGTTTGAGATGAGAAGTAAAGGTGTAAGAGTAGATTTAGATAAGGCAGAGCAAACTAAAACTAAATTACTTAAAATGAAAAAACAAATACTTAAAGAAATAAAAGATGATACCAACATAGATGTAGAACCATGGGTGGCAACAAGTGTAGCTAAGGTATTTGATTATCACAATATTCATTATGATGAGACTGATAAGAGCAAACAAGCATCATTTACAAAAGCCTGGTTGCAAAATTGTCCACATCCCATAGCAGCTAAGGTGCTAAGACTTCGTGAATTAGATAAGGCGCACAACACATTTATAGATAGTATACTTAAACATAGCTACAAAGGTCGAATACATTGTGAGTTGCATCAACTTCGTAATGATGATGGTGGCACAGTGACGGGTAGATTCAGTTCATCCAATCCTAATCTTCAGCAAATACCATCAAGAGATCCAGAGATTAAAAAAATGATTCGAGGTCTATTTATACCCGAAGAAGGCGAGAAGTGGGGTAGCTTTGACTACAGTAGCCAAGAGCCAAGGTTATTGGTTCACTATTGTGGAGTCGTAAACAAAGGTAATCCTACTGTGGATAACATTATAGAACAGTATCAACAAGATGATGTTGATTTTCATCAGATGGTTGCAGATATGGCAAACATATCTAGAAAAGAGGCTAAGACAGTTAATCTTGGTATTATGTATGGTATGGGCAAACAAAAACTTGCTAACACTTTAGATATTAAATTAGAAGAGGCAAACGAACTATTAGATACTTACCATCGTAGGGTTCCGTTTGTTAAACAACTTGCAGATCAAGTAATGTCACGTGCACAAAAAATGGGTAGGGTTAGAACTGTGTTAGGCAGATCATGTAGGTTTGATATGTGGGAACCAAAGACATTTGGTTATAATCAACCCTATAAGTTTGAAGAAGCTGAAAAGAAATATGGCCCAGGTATAAGACGAGCTTTTACATACAAGGCATTGAATAGATTGATACAAGGTAGTGCAGCAGATCAAACAAAGAAAGCTATGGTTGATTGTTACAACGAAGGTTTGGTGCCACTACTTACAGTTCATGACGAACTTTGCTTTAGTATAAGTTCACAAGAACAAGCAAATAAGATTACAGAAATCATGGAACAAGGTCTTAAGTTAAATGTCCCAAGCAAAGTAGATATGGAAATCGGAAAAGATTGGGGAGAAATTTCATAAAACACTTGTAATCCTCTAAAAAAGTATTATATCATATCATATCATATCATATTTAATAAGGAGGAAAATATGGGTAATCAAGCTTTAATACAGATGGATTGGGAACTAGATTCCATTTTGCATAATTATAGTTCTTCAAGAACTTCTAAAGCACAAACTTTAAAAAATTTAGAAGAACATTATTTAAAACCTTCAAATTGTTATTACTACTTATCATCTGGAGATGCAATATCAGATGGTTTAGTTGGTGTTTCAGAGGATGATGTTAAGGAAGCTAAACAATTGGCAATAATGGAATTAGCCTCTTACTTAAGAAGACAACCATTAAAAAAGTTTAAACAGATTAATGTTCATGAAAATGTTTACAGATCTATAAAAGAACTTTCTCAAAAATTAAAAATGCCTTTAGCAGGAACTGTTAATTATATTTTGGATCGTGCAGAAAAATACGAAACATTAAAAAAAGAATTTGATGATATTTTAAATGAGCAATATTGTGAAGGTGAATAATATGTCTGAAGAAAATCTAACTGGACCGCAAATTAAACCACACAAAATGCAATGTTGGTATTGTAAAAGGTTTGCACAAAGAGAAATAAAAGAGGTCAATAGCAAGGATGGACCAGATAAGTTTCAACCAACTAGAGGCACTGTTATAGGCGAACCCGTTTGTACAGATTGGAATGGACGTAGACACTATAGATATAAAGTGTGGACGGGTTTTTACAAAATGAACTTTGGTCATTTCTGTATGCAAAAGTGTGCTACATCTTGGGCAAATAAACAAGTCTTAGGTATTAGAGGTATGATACAAAAGAAGAAAGACAAAAATAGTCTGCCCGATAAACAAGCGCAGTTAATAGAAATGAAAGAAAATATGGGTAAAGTCAGACCTGAACACTTGGAGAGTTTACAAAGAAAATTTAATGATAACAGACACTAAGTGGATATATTCTCCATGCGATCAATTAACCTTTCTGCACGTTTGGTTACTTGATCGTACCACTTGGAGGAACGCATCTCAGATGCAGCGGCTTTCCAGTCACCTTTATTAACATTCTCACGCATACGCACAAATTTAGATAAACGAGGCCGTCCAAGATTAAACATCATATTGGCTATGATTAATTGTGCCTCTTCAGGTAGATCGTCAAAGTTGTCATACAATACTTTGCATTCATCTATCGTTACTTGTATGTCCTTATCAAACAAGTCATTGACACGTTCTTCTGATACTGGTGTGCCAACTGGCTTGCCATACTCTTCATCCCACTCGTTAATAAGGTGACCTATACCTGTCGTAGGTAAATTTAAGTGATCGAGGTACACGGAGTAAACACAACCCTCATCTCTTTTTAGTTCTTCTCTTAATTGTTCTATGTTCATTGACTTCCTACTGTTGCTCTAGTTACGGGGTTTGGTACTAATATTGGATTGACACCACCCGTAGATCCTACACCTGCGGGTGGGTTAATATTCGGTATATTAATATTTTGTACGTTAGTTAATGCTCTATTAACTTGTGGCTCAAGTTTTTGCCTTTGTAAATTTAACAAAGGTCTAGCCTCTTCTTCTGTTTGCTGTACACTCATCTGTGTTGATCTAACTGTTGCTGCAGAAGTTAACGCCAACATGGTTTGAAAACCTTGAGCTATAGGATCGTTAGATTTAAACTTACCCTCTAAAAATTGTTTTACAGTATTAGGTTTTCTACTTGCCATCATCATTTTAAGAACTGTTGGATTTCGTAATGCTTTTGACATTATAGCATAACCTGCAGCAGTCGTAGCAGTTGCAAGAGGGTTCATTATAAATGCAACAGATGATAAAGCCAAGGCAATTTGTGGTGCAGCAAGTCCACCTTTACCAGTAATACTTGCATTAGATACTTTGATCATTTGTTCAGCTAAGGCATCAAGTCCATCATACGTGCCTTTGCCTAACATTTCGTCAATGGTCTCTCTTCCATAATTATCTCTAATCACCTTTTGTAATCTAGGACCTAATCTTCCAGTTCTAAATGCATCTACAAAGTCATCTGTCATTTTGACAATACCTTGATCATCAACTGTAGCACCTATTTGTTTAAGTATTTTACCCATTGCAGCATCTTGTACTGCTTCAAAAGTGCTAACTTGACGACCATCTATAGTTTGTACTTTACCTTTTAGTATTCTTTTGGCACGTCTTATAGAAGATACATCTCTGAATATTTTGTCAGCTATGACATCTGGATTACTTGTTCTTTCAAGAGTCCGTAATACATCATCTGCTCTACGTGCCTTTGCGGCTTCTTGTATTTGTCTCATTCTAAGTAAACCACGACCTAATGGTTGTTGTTTCAAAGCAGCTAATGTTTCTGGAGCAAAATCTGCTCCCCCTCTTCTCATAACAAAAAGCACTTCGTTCAAGTCTTTTAATTCTTTTTCGAAAAGTTTTTTTATAGTTGTTCCTTGTTCATCAATCGATGAACTAAATTTAACTGGATCTATTACACGTTGACCAGTTTCTTTGTTTACAATCAGAGACTTTTCAGCAATACGCTCAAGATATTGTTTGGCTAAAGACTGTCTTACTTGATCAGCCATCTCTGCACCAGAGCCTCTAATGGTATTTAATTCTGCTTGTTCAGCTTCTATTCTTCTTATCTCTGTCTCTAAAGCTTTTCTACTACTGGCTCTTGGATCAACATTAGCTATTCTTCTTTGAACGTCTGGTATTGAACGGCCAGAAATTTGTCTTCGTTGTATGGCACGTCTACCTTCATTTAAATCTAGTATGCCAGTTTTTGCTCCTAAAACTTTTTCACTTGGCATACCTCGTATTGCTTTAAGAAGTTGTGTCAACCCTTCTGGATTATCGGGTGTAATTATATTGTCTAAAACAAATGTAGTATTGATTCTTCCATTTTTTGCTTGTTTTAAAATATCTTCAACAACAATATTATCGAATCTTTTCATACCTTCAGCATACAAGTTGTTTACTCTTCTAAGCAAACCTAAAGCCTCTACTGCATCAACGTCTGCTTTTGGTTGTAGTTTAAACCCTGGGACTGTTTGTGTCTTTTGATTAAGCACCACTAGTTTACTCAAGGCAGATTTCATTGCATCTTCAACTGAATCTTTAAGACCTTGTAATGCAGTCTTACTTGCGCCACCAATTAATTCTGAATTTCTAGAGGCATCAAGTAATGCAGTTCTAATTCTTGATATTGTTTGCACATCCGATAAATCTCTTAAACCAGTAATCGATCTTGCTAATTTAGAAGCCATTGGATCAGCAGCGGGATCTCTAGCTAATTCTTGTAAAGCAGATTTTATACCACGGGTATCAATTATTCTCGCATCTGCTAAATTTTTATTAACTTCACCATATAACCTATCCATATCTTCATCAAAAACTTTTTTACTAGCTTTTATCATCTGATCTAAACTAGCGGGTATTTCTTTATCACTTCTTAAATTTTTAATTACATCATCAATGTTTTTTGTTATCTCTGTGTTAAATCTTTTTTGTGCAGTCTCAAGTGCTCTAGATCCCTCTTCATAAAAGTTTTTAATATCTTGTCTAACAACTTGGTTTAATTTATCTACTTGAGTTCTTTGACCAACGCCTAATTTAGTTAAATCATCCATGACAATATTAAGATTGTCTAATGCAGCTTTCTCGTTAGGAAAAATTCCTTCATACACTGCTTGCAATCTATTTAGAATTGGTCGAAAAGAATCACTAGTAGCTCCTGCGACTGTTGGTCTATAATTTTTGTCTATTAATTCTCTTGCTTGTTTTCTCAAAGCCTCGTTTGCTTCGCCACCAGGACCTTTAATTAATCTACCAAATATTTGACTTATTCCACGTCCTAAACCTTCACCAACTAAACCAAACACACCTTCCATTGCAGAGTCTCTAGCAACTTCAGTAAAGCTTTGTTTTTGCAATCCTTCTGCATATTCTATTCCTTCATCTAAAGCTTTACCAAAAGCTGCTGCTCCACCAACAAGTAACATGCCTGGTATAAATCCAACACCAGAGGCAGCTATACTTGTGCCAATACTAGTAACTATTGGAAGGGCAGTTGCGCCCGCAAATTCTTTTACATCATTAAAAGAAAAACCCTCCTCATCTATAGCAAGTTCTTTGCCTTCACCAAGGCCAAGTTTATTTCTACCCTCTTTAGTTAAAATAAATCGTCCAAGAGCATCTTGTCTGAAGCCATCGTCACCTACTACAGTTTGTAGGTATCCTGCTTTTTCTGCATCTGTGTCCATACGACCAAATTGAAATCTAGAAAAACCACCAACAGAATCTAAACCAGTAGTGTAATCAACATTCTTTTCTCTAAACGTATCAATAAATTCTTCTTCAGTAATTTTCTCACCCGTTTTAGGATCAATACCCATCATTCTTTGTTGACGTGCATATTCTCTAATTTCATCTAGTGAGGCAGTTGCTAAATTTACATCCGATTGCTTTGGTGTAAATTGATTCATTATTGCTGATTGTTCATCATCCGTTGGAGAGTCACCTGCAATCTCAACAACTATTTCTTCACCATTAGGCTGTTGTACAATGATTTGACCCATAACTATCCAATCTTAAATATCATTCTACCTTGATCATCTTTTTTTCCAGTAGATTGTAAACCAAATGTTGTTTTTGCTTGTTGACCAGGTGCAACACCTAATTCTCTTGCTCTCTTTTTTTGAGAAGCAAGAAAACCTTCGGCAGTTTTTGTGCCTTGTGACCCTGGTGCAAAAGCATTTCCTAGTAAAAGTTCTGCATCACTCATGGTTGCAAAATCACCTCTTTGAGCATTTCTCATTTCAGTCATTGCAGATTGAATTCGATCTTTCATAATATCTGGATCTTGAGTAACAAAAGCTAATGGACCCCCTTCTAAGGCACCTGGACCAAAGAAAGCAGTTATTAAAAAATCAACATCACGATTAGATATTGAGTTAGCAGATTGTGTGTTTGCTAATGTAGTAGGAATAAGTTTTTGTAGCATAATTTGAAAATCTTTTTGTAAATCTTCTTTTTTGTCATAACCTTTAAGATTCATTCCTAAAGCAAGGGCACCTTGATTTAACAAAGTATTAAAAGATCCACTTAGTCCTAAAATTTCTGATCCATCTTCTGCAACTTTAACTAAAGCACTTTCTGCTATGCCAATACCAATTTCAGCTTTTGCAGCACTGTCAACTGCTTTTGCGTATTTTTCTTGATTTGCTCTTATTTCTGGTAATGTAGCAGTTCCAGACTTAATAGCTTGTTTTGATAAATCATTAAAAGATTTTGCTTTAGCTGCAAGTGCTTTAACAGTAGAATCTGTCATTAAATTTGTTGGTGCTTTGTTATCGTAGATATCTGCCATTCTAACTGGAACATCCGTGCCTTCAGCATAAGTTTTACCTCTATACTTGACACCACCTTTACCAGCCACATAATTCTGTATTGCTCGTCTTTCTTTATCAATTTGTCTTGTTACTAATCTTTGTTCGGCAGCTAATTTAGTTTTTTCACCTAACCCATATTGCAAGGCAGATAATTTAACTTGTCTATTAAATTCATCTTTTTGTTTTTTATCTTTAATAAACATATCTGCACCTTTTTCTAGACCTGCTGCAATGTTTGTTATTGCATCTGGATCTTTACCAGCAGCTATAGAAAAGAATATTTTAGCAGTTGCTAAACTTTTATCTAGACCCTCATATTTAGGCGCATTTTGTGTAAACTCTTGCATTAATTGTTTTAATTCAACTTCTTGTTGTTCTTTATTTCCTTTATTTATTACATCAGCAACTTCTTTTGGAGACTTAAAACTAATTGTACCAAGTTGACCTTCTTGTTTTCTTTGCTCATCAGTTATTATATCATCTCTTTTTAACTCACCTGCGATTCCTTTTTCTTCTTCACTAACACTTTTATCAGTTGCAATCGGCTTTGGTTTAATTATTTTTTTCTGTGGATCTTCACCCGCAATTAAATTTTCTTCTTCAGCAACATCTCTTTGTTCTTGTAACACTG